TGTCCGGCTTGCATAATATCACTCATGCCGGCATCTATCTCAGCTAAGCCTTCTTTTAGTCCCTTTGTATCATCCCCGGCTGAGAACACCTTTTTAAGGCCGTTCGATACCTTGTTGAAAGAGGTGTCCATCTGATCGGCCTCCTTATTGACGTTGGCGATCTCGTCCTTTATGGCCTGTAACTTCTCCGGGGACTTGGAAAGGATATCAAATTGCTCCTTGGTCAGGCCGAACAAGCCTTTTCCGTCGGAACCGGTCTTGAACTCGCCCTCATTGATATAATCAAGCATGGCCTGCGCCTCCTTGGAGATAGACCGTATATCGACCACCGTCCTCTTGCTCATGTCGGAGAATAGCTTCGTGATGATGGACGTTTTCTTCTGGGCCTCGTCATCGACGGCAGCCAGCTCTTTCTTCATCTCTTCACCAAGGGACAGCTTCTCGCCTTCC